CAGTAAGACTTGTGTTTGCAGCTAGGGTAGTAAACGTACCTGCTACTGGTGTAGTGTTACCGATTACAATGTTGTCACCAGTACCTGTAACGGAACCTGAGTGATCACCAGAACTATCGCCTGTAAGATTGCCCGTAACATTACCTGTAAGGTTAGCTAAGACACCCGCAGTTGCAGTAACAACTCCAGTGATATTAAGCGTACCAGCTACAGTAGCATTCTCATGTATGGCAAGTGTATCAATGTAACCAATACCGTTAATGTATAAGTCTTTAAACTCAGCACCTGTAGCACCAAGGTCTATATCATTATCTGTAATAGGACGAAGAACACCGTCACGAATACTGATCTGTTCTACAGGAACACTAGATACTTCAACGTAGAAGTCTATTGTATTAGAAGCTGTGTCAATATGTACTTTGTTTTTAGCATCCAAGTCAGCAATGATAGGAACGTATTCGCCTTCACCTGCGCTACCATCATGTTTGTGGCCACCAGATTGCTGGAAGGCATCTCTAATAGCGTTATACTCTGCATTAATAGGTGCAGCCCGTAAAGTTGCTGTGGGAATGATATCTGCTGTAGACTGTCTTGTATAACCTGCCACGGTTTATCTCCTATCTGCAATGCCATACGTAAGCGTTATAGCTTGTATGGTATGGCTTGCTCTTTGATTGTTCGTAACGTAACTAACGGAAACAGATTTGCCTGAACCAGATACATTTGTTTGTGTCTTAGGGGAAGGATTACCATCATAGATGTCACCTGCACCATAAATAGCTGTGCCATATATAGCTGCAGCACCTTCAGTAGAGAAATCATATGTTGTGGGGTTGTTTGTGTTTATATCGTCATAGTCGTAGTATACACCTACAAAGACTTCTGTATTACCCTCAGACTTTAGATACGTATGAATATCGTAAACGTTCTTACGTACTTCTGGGTCTTCCATGTAATAGTATGGCGTCTGGTAGAGACTAAAGATATCGTTGCCTTCAAAGGAGATACCACGCTCTTGTCTGTGAACCTTACCTACAGCATCGCCATGAATGACGTGCTCAAATTGACCAATGAAACCACTTGCTACACAGTTGGCTGTAATGCCTGTAAGCTGGCTGTACTCAAAGATACTCTTTTTATCTTGGCTCTTACGAATGGCCCCAATGAGGGATAGAGATGCGTCATTCTTAAAGAAGAACCTAAACTGAGACTTTCTACGTATAACAACAACGCTTACGTCTGTGATCTGCTCAGACAAGTAGTAATTATCAAAGATACCTTGGATTTCTTTAGATACAGGAGCAAGCTCAACGTCACCAATGCGGTCAGTACCAGAAATAGGTCGAATACCGTCTGGCCCCAAGAAGAGTAGGTCCCCACCAAACTCAACTACTGAGTCAGGGGCAACACAGCCAAGGTTAGATGTTACACCCTGTAACACAAAGTTAGCTAGGCTGTTACCAACTAGCTTTTTAATAGTATTAGCACCAAATATAAACAACTCATTACGAAACTTCTTAATGGCTGTTACTTTGTACCCTACGTTAATAACACCTGCACCATTGGCAGGGGTATAGTCTGTAGCGTTTAAAGGTGCACTAAAGTGAAGGGTCTGAGGATTAGTTGAATCACCAGCTAGGAATACATGAGAAGCAAACTCTTCTGCGTATAATGGGTTATTGGGGGCATTAGCATGTGTTATGGCAGTGTAAGTAGTACCATCATATATTGCAGCAGGGTTGACTCCATCTGTAAGAATCATATCCTCAGTTGCCCAGTTGTAGTTAATGAAACGTACACGGCTTACGTTTGTCACATCTGGTGTTCCTGCGGATACTACAGCATCCCAGCTTGATGAAGTATCATTCCATTTATGTAGATAGTTATACCCAGAAAAGGGTTTTCTACAAGCAAAAATACCATCATTTATGTTACCATTTACATTAACGCCTAAGACAGGCCCTGAGCCTGCCACTGTACCATAGTCATTCTGGTAGCCACTAATACGGCGATAGCCACCCGAAAGGGCAGGCTCATAATTAATCATTCTTATAGCACTACCCGACATAGCACTAGCTTGAGTTAGAGGGTCTGTATTGGTGACAAGGCCACCTGAACAAACCGTGACGAGCGTTTTTAGGTTATCCATTTAGAAGAAGCTCTTCTTAGGTATAGTTGAACTCTGCAATCCACCCGTAACAGTAGAATATAGCTGGGTAGGACTATCAACAATTAACCTACGCATAGACTTAATGCCTTTTATAAACTTGTCTTGGTGTATATTAGCAGACTGTTCATTAGAGCGAAAACGCATCATATACATCATAGCTCCATCAATAACAATATGTTTGAACCTAGAGGGTATTATACAAACATCAGAAGAGAGCAGCAAGTCTTCTGGATACTTCCAGTAGCGGTATTCAATAGAGTAGGCTTTATCAGGAAGAGGTGTAATACCAAACTTATCTTCTTGTGTTTTGTATATAATTGCAGGTAGGCTGTACCCAGATACGCCACTGGTGTCGTCAGAAGCCCTATGAGCGCGAAGATACATTTCATATGTTACAATAGGGAGAGGGGCAGGGGATGATCCATCCAAAGACTTAAGGTAAAAGGTTTCCCAATCTACCTTAGAAAAGTCTGCAGGGAAGTCATAAGTACCTGTGCCTACTGTTAATGCTTGTGTGTATGTAACTATTGTGAAGGGCCACTCTTGGGCTTCTTGTAGCATTTCGCGCACTGATGAGTTTATAGCGTCTTTAGCTATAGCTTGTATATTTCTTACTGAATCAAAGTCTGTGGCGTTAATAGTAACCTCGTTAAGCCTACGAAGCAAATCATTTACTAATGTAATATAAGTAGCCATTGTTGTATGCCTTAAGGTAAGAGGGAAGGGGCCAGCACTAGGCCAGCCCCGACTTTAGTTAGATTAAGCAGCGTTGTAACGTGCTGTGATCAGTGCCTCTGGGCGCAGAATCTTGCGACCGTATAGATGCATACCACGAACGATGTCTGCAAAGCTACCTTGGTCACGGTAGTTCTCTACCTTATTGATTTGCTCAGCAGAAGCAACAGCTTCGTCCTGACCAGCCAATATGATACCGTAGTGATCGTTCTGTGCAGTTGTACCAGAAGTACCAGCACCAGTGCCTTTTGCTGGCAAAGAATTGGACGAATAAACACGGAAGCCGTGGATATTGTTCAACACTAGACCATTCTGCAGACCAGCACCACCGAAGTCACCATTCAACATACGTGAATCTTCGTCTTTCAGCATTTCAATGAACACCGGGTCGAGGATCACATAACGCCCACGGGCATCTACATTCTGTGTATCCAACTTACGAGCCATACGGGCAAGTACAGTCAATGGAGATACAGTTGTTGCTGACAGGGCAGTTGCACCCGGCAAGCGTGGAGCCAACGGGATAGAATCACCAACAGTAGCGGAACCAGCAATAGTCAAGTTACCAAACGCAATAGCGTCTAGCTGGTTGACTTTAAGTGATTCGCCATTTAAGGCTGCGGCTGTTGGGTGCTGTGCTTCGCCATTAACAGTGGTGATGAACTCGCCAGCAGTAGTGTGACCTGTCATGTATGACAAGCAGTCTACGTCCATTGCGTCAGCCATCTTATATGCTGCACGATCAGCAGCCAAAGAAGCGTGGTCAACGTTGGAAAACTGCTCTTCGATGTCATCCATCTTGAATGCAAAGTAGTTTGCTTTGTCGATGGTCAAGGAGAAGTCTGTGTCATCAAGCTTTTCAGCAGTGATGGCAGTGTGACGCTGAAGAGCATTGACAGTTACGTCTGGCTCTTTCTGAATGCGAACTGTATCGCCTTGGTTAGCAATCTCACCAAAGTAAGAGTTGTTTGTGATTGCATTAGTTACAGCTGCTTTACGCAGTGCAATTTGTGCTTGCTTAGAATAGATAACAGGAGAAAAGTTACCGTTAAAGCCGCCTGAAGCGGATGCTATAGCCATGAGAAAATCCTTTCAAAGATATGTGGCTTGTAAGAAATAGACACTACATATTCACTGAAAAGAGGCTCTTCTTATTAGGGTAGTCAGCTTTGCTCTTAGAATTGCCATCCTTGGAGCGCTGGGCCTATAATCTGAGGTAGTTCTTTTTTGTGTGGGAGTGCTTAGTTAAAAGCATGTCAGAGTTATGTTGTCCACAATAACACTGTACATGCCTATAGTTTTATCTACTAATCAAGTAATGTCAAACTAATTCTTTGACATATCGTAAATAAACTTGCCTTTACGTTGAGCGTCCATGATTTCATCTTGTCGCTTCTCGTATTCTTTAATAGACATCTTCGCTATCTGTGATTCTCTTAGATAGGTTGAAGAGTCATTTGCATCCACTACGGTGCGTTTACCTTTAATTGAGGTAGCTGCATCCTTATCAGCAGTGGAAGTTATTTTAGTTGTCTTAATGCCTTTATCTGACTTATACAGGTCTAGTACACGTGCTACAGACTTAACGTCATCCATATTATCGTATAATGCATCTTGTACCACTTTGGGTTGTTCTTCTGCCCATTTATGGAATGTATCATCTTCACGGATGTCTGCAAAGTCTGGGTGCAGGTACATAAGCTCTGCTTCGGACTTCTCTTTACGAGCCTGTGTGCGTAGCTTCTCAACTTCTTTAAGACGACTATCTAGCTCAGATGAACGTTCATTAGCTTTCTTATCAGCAATAGCCTCTACCATACCAGCAACATCAGGATACTTCTTAGCCCAAGCCTCTACTTCATCTTCAGACTTAGGTAGTACAAGCTCATTCTTTGATGCAGCATCAAGTTGAGATGTTAGTTTATCCACCTTTGCTTGGAACTCTTTGTCTTTCTCTTGAGAGTGCCGCCTAAGATCACCATAACGTTTCTTGAAGTTCTTTTCCTCTGAACTTAAATCTTCATCTTGTGCTTCAGCTTTTGGTTCTTCTTCTTGTTCGGGACTACTCTCTGCCTGAACAATGGGTTCGACAGGCTCCGTGCTATTGGGTTCCTCTTGGGTGGTTTCTTCAGCGTCTTCATCTGGGGCCTCTGTATCTACCCCCGCTTCTTTGAGTAGGGCTTTTAGTTCCTCTTCATCCATTTTAACACGGTTTGCATTACGTTGGTGTGACGCAGAATTAGTCTGCAGTTGGGCTTCCGACATGTTTTTATCCTTGTGTTGGGGCCAGCCGTAGCTGGGTAGCCTTATAATTATAGTGGTAGTCTGGTAGTGTTATTTCTTCTTCATCAATCCACCTTTAGCAAATCCAGTCTTACCAGTAGTGTTTTTACCACTTGTTATGTCTGCTAGTTTTGCTTTTGCTTTTTTATTCTCGACCATTTTGTCGTATGTAGAAGCAGGAGGAAGTACTACAGCAGGCCTAGTCGCTTTGGGAGGTACAACTATGGGAACAGTGTCATTGCCGTTGCTATCGCCGTTGTTTCCACCGCCGTTGCTATTAGTTTCAACAACAGGTGCAGCTGTGTCATTAGAAGTACTGTTCATAATACCCGGCTCTATTCGTTTATTTGTTTCCCCCTTTGTATCGTAAAGGATACCATTTATGTACTGTTTTCCATCTC